CGTCTTTAATATCTGTGGTTACTTCATCACGGAGTCCCATTGTTATGCTCTCTCAACTCTAGCCTGTCGATAGCCTTTGGTTTTAACTAGATATGGTGCTAACAATAGCAGTGCTTGTTGCTCGGCTTGTGATATCGGCTCACCGTCAGTGCCGCTTGCATAGGTTTTGCTTGATGATACGTCACCCGCCTTAACCGACTTGCTAACCACTACGCCCTCAGTGCGACCTTGATACATTTCGCCCCTTGCGATTGACTGAGCAATCAATGCCCCAGCCATCAGCACGTCAGGCGGTGCAACTTCAAAAGGTGGCAAGCGTTTTTCTGCTAACCATGAGTTAGCCAACATAACGGATAAGTTCGCATTGCCATTAGACGCCCAATTTGCGTCTTGTAAGCTCGCTGTGACGCTTTCGATAGTTAATAAACTCATTCGTTATATTCCTAAGTAAAAAGGCTGTAACGAGTTGCTACAGCCTTTGGTGATGGTTTTGCGGTTATTTACCGTTTTCTGTTTTCGTACCCGCTAAAGGCTCAACGACTGGCGCATCGGTAATGCCATAATCTGCACCCGATTTGGTGTTGTCGATTGCGACCAAAGCGTCTGGCGTTGACTTTGATGGGTCAAAGTATGGTCGCTCGCTTGGGTGCGTGTAATTGATGGCGGGTTTTACAATGTCTTTAGGTAGTCCCATGATTTAAACTCCTTAACCTTTGGTAACTAAGAAACGGATAGCGGTATCAGTCAAGGCGTTGCCACCTGCTGCCGTCCAGTTTGTTGCATCTGTCAAATCTTCAAGGCTTGCAGATAGTGCTTGGTTTTTCGTCCCGCCTGTCAACTTAGCAGAAGTGAAGTTGAAACCTTGCGGATGCACCAAGATATCGCGGCGCGTCCATAGCACATCGACACCACCACCATTTGCGCGGCTTTCTGAAGTTTCAACACGCATATCACGCGGATTTGCTTTAGATGCTGCAACAAACGCACCTTCACCAAAAATCATGGTCAACGTACTGCCATCGGCTAACTTGGTGAACTTGTCGTTAGCTACCACGATATAGCCGTTGTAGGTATCAACGGTTTTGACATCGGCGGGGTTTGCACCAATGATTTCTAGTTGCGCCAAAGTCATTTGATTTTTAATCGCTGAACTGGTCACCATAACGCCACGAGCGGTAGTAGTAGAGCGGGCAGAAATAAACGCTTCAACGCTAAACGGTGTTGCGGTCTTGGTCACGATGGTAGCGTTTGCTTTGTTAGAGTTGTAAATACCCATAGCGGTTGCAACTGTTCGCATTTCCATCTGAGCAGTCCAGTATTTATTGGCACGAGTGGCAATCAACTGGTTAGGGTTTACGCCGCTTAACTGCATTGCTAATGCGCTTGCGACCCAGCCTTCATTGAGATAGGCAACACGAGCAGTTACGCTACCAAAATCAAGCGTGCGCGGTTCTGCGATATCATTGTAGACGGTGTTTGAGTAGTTAGACTCTAAGTTGTAGTCAGGCTCAAGCAGATGGGGAACGCTAATCACGGATTGATTAAGGTTTAAAGCATTTGCCACTTCGCCTGTTGAAACAAACACGCCACCACTTTGAAAGATAGTGTTTTGCGTTACGTCTCTGTCAACAAACGCTGTCGCAATGGGGCGGTTAAATACTTCTAGTAAATCCATGAGGACTCCTATTGATTAATGATGCGGGTAAATTCCGCAGGATTGGTTTTTTGTAGTTCGACTAATTCGCCTTCGGTATAATCTTTCAGCGTTTTAGTGCCTTGTGTGCCTTGACCTGTTGCCCCTACGCCACTTGCTTTAGTGCCAGTAATGAGTGAGTCAAACTTGCCGCTTGTGCTGATTTCGTTTTTCAAATCTGCAATCGTTGAGATTGTGGCGTTGCCTAAATCATCTACGACCTTAACTTGTCCGTTTTCAGCCGCTAAACGCTTTTCAATGAGCATCTGCAAAATCGCTTGATTGTGTTCGTTATCGCTTAAACTAGACGCTAGTTTTAACGCTTCAGACTTTACTAAGTCACTATCGCGTTGCTTGTCACGCTCTACAATCTCGGCTTCAAGTTTGGCAATCTTGTCTTGATACTGTTTTTCAAGGGTTTCAAAGTCGCCTTTTTTGCGCGCCTGTTCTTGTGCCAGTGCGTCCTTTTCGGCTTGCGCTTCACGCTGTTTTTGCTGCTCGGCTTTCTTTTCAGCCAGTAGCGTTTCGCTATGCTTACGCAGTTTCTCAACTTCATCTTGCAATGCTTGGTATTGCTCAGGCGTGATGGTTTGCTGAGTTGTGTCGGTTATTGGTGCATCGGTGGTTTGGGTTTGGTCAGACATGGGTTACTACCTCATTTATGGCTACTAGCCGTTAGTTTGTGCAATCACAGATTGCGGTTAATAAAAAAGCCCTAGCGGTTAGCTAAGGCTCTTTGTTTTTGATTTGGTTTAATCTTTTAACTTAAAATATTGTGATAAGTGCTTGCTCTCATTGCCATTGTCATCCTTAAGCCATAAAAGCCCAAGTTTTCCTGCATAGGTTGTAATGACCTTGTACTCTTTACCAATCGTAAAACCACCATAATAAGGCACAACAACGCAAATTATAGTATCGCCACTTTTGTACTTTTTGCCACTCATAGCAAAACCCTCGTTAGTTTTAGCTATTATATCATAACCCCGCCCTTTCAAACGCTGTTGGATTTTTCGCTCTCATCTCGTCAAGTGTCAATGGCTCAAAGTTTTTATTGAGATTAAGCCTTGCAAAGTCATCGGCTGATAAACCACCATCACGAAATAGCGCAGCTCTTGACTTGCCTAATGCATCATCTTGAAATGATTTAGGCTGTGATTTAAGCCACTCGTAATATGACTTGTTGTCAGTCACGCCTTCATAGCTTGCCCGCTTGTCCGTGTTCCCTTTGCCCCTGTATTTTGGGTCTAAGACAAGAATAAAGGTTGAGCGACAATTAATGTGGAACGGTGGTCTGCGCCCTTCGCCTACTTTAAATATACGCCCATCAAGCGATCTACACACTTGTGAAGTCCTGCCGTCAAGGGTGGCTATAATCTGCTCACCGATGACGATATCGCTATTTTGCTTGGCAATCTCAAGCCTTGCATCATTAGCGACCTGTTGCACGCCTGTTCTAACTATCGCCTCAGCGTTGCGCGTAGTGGTCTGTAAGATACCATCTTTAAACTTGTTTGCCCTTGTACCGCGTATCTGCTGCACAAGCTGCTGATTGGTCTTGCCTTCAAAATGCCCCATTCTTACAACTTGCTTAATGCGCTTGACCTCATTGTTATTTAGGTCTTTGATTAAGTCATCAAGCGGTATGCCTGTGTTGCCTGTCAGTGGCAGTGGTTTTGCCATTGCTACATAAGATAAGGCGGCTAAGTTGCTAGGCGTTGCAATCGCTGTGGCTGGCACTTCATACGCTTTAACGAGTGACTGCTTTTCAAACTCGTAGCAATCTGCAAATATCTCGCTTAACTGCTCACGGTAATTGTCAGACCATACGCCTAGCGTCTTGGTTAACTGCTTGTCTAGCGTATCAAGGTATTTATCAAGCTGTTTAGCAGTTAGGCTCTCAATGTCAAGCTGTCCGATTAGCTTATCAATCTGCTTGAGCGTCAATCCAAAATCATTCACCATTGATTGCTTTAAGCGTTCGAGATAGACGGCTCGCCTAAAGGTTTGGTCGATGTATTGGCTATCACGGCTCATAATTTACCCAATAAAAAACCGCCAATTAAGGCGGTAATTTTTCTTTACTATGATTACATTTCTTTAGCGACTTTTGCCATAGCTTTGATTGTACTTTCAATGCTGTTTGAGTCTATCGGCTTTTGCTGATACGGGCTTGTTATTCTAAGGTCAAGCCAATGGTTAGGCACAACCAACAATCCCGCATCTGTAAACCATTGACCATGTCGATATCTTGCTTTAAACCAGTCGCCTTGTTCATCAACAAGATAACTTCTAGGTGTCGTAGGCTGTCTTTCATCACAAGAAATCCATTGTATTTCCATGGCAAAATCCTATTATTATCAATAGGTTTATTATACCACACTACCCACCATTACTAGCAGTTAAAGCACTCATCACACTATCATTGCTATACGCTTCAATCTCGGCTTGTGCTTGCTCAACATCTTCAACCGTTGCGATTTCATCTTCAACGAGTTTGTCGCGCATTTCCTTAAACGAGATAGCCCCACTTTGCCACTCTGCAATGAGTTGTTGGCGTTCTTGGGCTGTCATCTTGTTAGTTTGATAGTTGGTGTTTAAAGTCACCACACATTCGGGCTTATCGCCAGTGAATAGACAGCAATAATTTAACGCCTTGCTAAATGCGTCTGATACGTTGTTGACAATCGTGGATAATACGCTCGTATTTATCGCATTGTCGCTATTGGCTTCGGTCGCTGTCTTGTTCGTGGTGCTCGTGTCGATTAACTTAGCACCTAACGCCACCATCTGCTGCTCTTTATGCGTCATAGCTTCAAACAGTGCCGTATTTGCATCAGCTTGCAGTAGTTGAGCAGTTGAGCCTTCACCCAGTAAGTGAGCCGTGCGGCTACCCAGCGTTATCGGATGACCTTGCGTCATTACTTCTTGACCTTGTGCATTGACCGTTACGCCATCGTAGTAGTCACGCCAATCATCGGTTACGCCACTGACAAACAACGTAGGCTGTCCTGCAATAAAGATTGATTCTTCATAGTCCGCGCTATTGCGATAATGGGCGATATTGACCTTTGCCAAGTCATACATTGGGCTGTCATCGACATCTGCATCGTTATTCTCACTACCAATAAAGGTAAAAGGAATTTCATTGAACGCCTTACCGTTTGATTGTCTGATCGGGCTAACTTCACCAAACACCCATGCGCCATCTTTTTGCTGCACGATTTGGCTTGTTGCCACACCTTCAGTTAAACGCAATACAATGAGCTGCTCGGCTGTTTTTAGGCTAAAGCCGTCATCTTCGGTAACGTACTTTTCGCGGATAACCACCAGTGTTAGTTTATCGTTTTCAGTCCGCCAGTTAATCACGCTTTCTGCTGGGTAAAGCTTAACTTTTGGCTGATATCCCAAAGCATTTAATTGCTGTTTACTCACCACGCCTTGATTAATGGGATAATCTGCCAATAAACCACAACGACCTTTTTGCAACACTTCAATCACCGCTCGTTTGGCGTTTTGCGTAATCTCTTTTTTGTCGAAGTTATCCGCGTTATCAATCATCGGGTATTTACTAAACACCATACCGACAAGCGACTGGATTGTCCTGCGTGTGACGTTGTAGTAGTTCGCTCGCTCTTTGTAGGCTTCAAAACGTGCGCTACTAATCAATGGGTCTTCATAGCTTGGGCTTGGATTGGGCAGATAAGCAGACACATACGGCTCGCCTTTGTACGAGTTAGCACATAACGCCATAGCAGGTAATGCTTCTGCAAGCTGCGTATGGATAACATCGGGCTTGATTGTCATTGTTTAAAATCCCATTCTCATTTTACGTCTTAACCGCGTAACTGGTTTAATAACTGGATATTTATAAGCGATAAAGTACCCTGCTGCGTCTATGCAATGGTCAATACCGCTAGATTTATCGGGCATACCAAACTTATCGTAAACTTGTTGCTCTAACGCGCCTGTCAACTCGGGGCATCTTAGCGGATTGACAAAATAGCGCCTTTCGCCTTGGCTATTCAAAATCAAGCTATTTGTAGCGTTCAATCTGTCTTTAATCGCTGGGTTTGTGCCATTAACATATAGCGTAAAACCATGTTGTCTTAAAATTGCATGGTCTGATTCGCTACTGTTTTTGCTGCTTGTCGCTTGTCCTGCGGCATCGGGGTAAATACAGATTTTATGGTTTGGGTAACGCTCTTTAAGCAATACCGCCATTGTTGGTGTGTCTCTAACGCCCACTAACTCATCGACAGCATGAGGTAAGTTATCCCTTGTCACATAAACAACGGCTGCCATTTTAAGTACGTTAAAGTCCATACCAACGTGCAGCACATCGCCATCTTGCACACTTTCAAAACTGGCATTTAGTTGTCTATCAAAGTCGGGGTAAACCGCGCCGCTTGTAAGGTTGACAAACTGCCCATTGAGATAGGCTTCAATTAACTGCGGTGGATAACTTTCTTTTAGCGATTCAATGTAATCATCAGGCAGGTTTAATTCATTGTCATA